GAACCCCATGGCGTTGAAGCCGTGGATCGGTGCAGATGGTAACGTCTACATGACGCAGATCGTTAACGGCAAGGCTACCTCGGTGCCCCTGCACGTCAACGCCACCCTCCGCAAGGACGAGTGGAAGGAAATCGATCAGGCCGTGGTAATGGCCGCCCAGGACCGTATGGTTGGTGTCGCCGACCTCTACAGCCGCAATCTGGTGTACCGGATCGGCAACGGTCTCGGCAAAACTGTGTTGGAGTATGAGGACATCGACGACCTCACCGATGCCGAGCTGACCATGGATGCCGTGACGCCCTCTCAGAAGGATCGCCCCAACTACGAGCTGAAATACCTCCCGCTCCCTATCGTGCATAAGGACTTCAGCTTCAATGCTCGAGTACTTGCTGCCTCCCGGACCACCGGCCAGCCCCTCGACACCACCACCGCTGCCCTGGCTTCACGCCGGGTAATCGACAAGGTGGAGACCATGCTGTTCCAGGGCGCCAGTTCCTATGCCTATGGTGGCGGCACCCTGTATGGCTATCTCGACCACCCGCAGCGGAACACCGTCACGCTGTCCCAGAACTGGGATGCCAGCGGCAAGACCGGCGAGGAGATCCTTGACGATGTCCGCGCCATGAAACAGGCGAGCATCGACGCCAAGCATTACGGCCCGTGGGTTCTCTACATCCCCACCGCCTGGGAAACCGCTATTGACGAGGATTTCAAGGCGGCTTCCGACAAGACCATTCGTCAGCGTATCCTTGAGATCGGCGGCGTCAATGACATCAAGATCGCCGACAAGCTCACCGCCAACAAGGCGACCTTGGTTGAGATGAATGCTGAGACCGTCCGCATGGTTGAGGGCATGGCCATCAATACCGTGGAGTGGGAGAGCAACGGCGGCTTCACCACCAACTTCAAGGTTCTTACCATCATGGTCCCGCAGATTCGGGCGGATCAGAACGGCAACTGCGGCATCACCGTCCTTTCCGCGTAGTCGAAGCAGATAACCTAACCAAGGGAAACTATCATGGCGAATTTCAGACGTAAAATAAAGACCGGAACGCATCGAGTAAAAATTCCTGGAACAGGCTGGCTCACAGTTAAGCCGGGCCAGCCTGTTCTTGACCACTCCGGTGTTCCCGTGGATTGCTCCCCGGAAGTATTCGGGAGCGAGATCGACAATTACGTGCAGACGGGCGGTTCAGTTGCCGGTGGGAAAGCCACTGTTGCCCAAGTGCCCCCGCAGGCTGTTTATGTCCTCCAGAAGCGGGGAAGCGGCGCCTATTGGGATGTGGTGAACCCGGAGAACCCGGAGAAGCCCATCAACGAGAAGGCATTGCGTAAGGCAGCGGCAGAGGAACTCCTTGAGAAGCTGTTGGGAGAGAAACCGGATGTCGTTACCCTTGCCTGCCCGTATGACACCGAGGAAGACCCCGCAGTGTTTGGGCAGGATTTCAACGCTTTCAATGAGTGCGAGGATTGCGAGTTGAAAGCTGAGTGCCAGACGGCTTCGGAAGAAGCGCGCAGAGCAGGCGAGTAAATGCCTGCCCGTGACACCTGGGAGATCCCGGAGCTTTGGCCGGGAGCCACCGTGTTTATCCTTGGTGGCGGCCCCTCTCTGGCTGACGTAGATTTGATACCCCTCCATTCCAAGCGGGTGATCGGGGTGAATCAAGCCTATAAGCTGGGGCCGTGGGTGGATGTCTGCTATTTCGGCGATTGCGGATGGTATGGGCTCAACCTCCCCGCCATCCGGGGTTACGCCGGATTGAAGATAACGAGCTGTAGCCGCTGCCCGGAAGCTGGTTGGCGGCACGTCCATCCGGTCCGCCGCACCAAGCCCTACGGCATCGAGACCAAGCGGGATGCAGTGGCATGGAACAACAACAGCGGGGCATCGGCTATCAACGTCGCCGTCCACCTGGGGGCCAAGCGGATCGTCCTCCTGGGTTTCGATATGCAGATGAGTAGCGGTAAGAAGAATTGGCACCAGGATTATCGGGGGGAACAGAAGAACCCGGCGTTATTTGAGAAACACCTGCGGGGCTTCCCACAGATTGCCAGGGACGCAGAAGCACTTGGCATGGAGATACTGAACGCCACCCCAGGATCAGCGGTAACTCAGTTCCCTTTTGTTGACATCAAGGATTTTGTATGAGAGCACAGGCAGCGATACTCCGGGAATTGAACGCGCCCCTTACCGTGGAAACGATTGAGGTGGGAGCGCCCGATGTAGGCCAGGTACTCGTTGAAGTGCGGGCCTCTGGTATCTGCGGCGCTCAGATCAGGGAGATCACCGGGGGCAAAGGCGACGACAAGCACCTCCCCCATCTCCTCGGCCACGAAGGGGCTGGCGTTGTGCTGAAAGTTGGCCCAGGAGTGCGGAAGGTCAATGTCGGCGACCACGTGGTTCTCCATTGGCGGAAGGGTAGCGGTATTGAATCTGAATGCCCGATGTATTTTTTGCCGCAAGAGAAGACAACTGGCCAGAATCCGCCGAGAAGTAAAGTGGGTGGTGGTTGGGTGACCACATTTAACACTCACGCCCTGGTGTCAGAAAATCGGCTGACGGCCATCTCCAGGGATATTGATTTTGGGGTTGCAGCTCTTCTCGGTTGCGCAGTAACTACCGGCCTTGGCATCATCAACAATGAAGCCAAGCTGAAGATGGGGCAATCCATCGCGGTGGCTGGCGTCGGGGGTGTCGGCCTCAATGTGGTGCAGGGAGCAGCGATGGTTTCCGCCTTTCCCATCATTGCTATTGATCAGCACGCAGAGAAACAAGTTAACGCTTTACAGATGGGAGCAACTGGTGCTGACTACTCTGTTTCTTCTCTCCTTTCTGTTGATGTTTTCGTTGATTGCACCGGGAATCCTGGTGTTATTGAAGCTGGTTTTAATGCTTTACGCCCTGGCGGTAAGTTGATTTTAGTGGGCCAGCCGAGGCAGGGACAAGATATTGTTTTCCAGGACATGCAGAGGCACTACCAAGGCAAGACCATTATGGACAGCCAAGGGGGCCTCACCGACCCTGACGTGGACATCCCCCGCTATGTGAAGCTGTACCAGGCCGGAAAGCTGAAACTGGATGAGCTTATCACCCATCGCTTCCCGCTGTCAGAAATCAACCAGGCCGTTGAACTTATGAAAACCGGATGGCCGGGACGAATCATTGTGGAGATGCCTTATGCAGACGCTGAAAGATAAAGTCAACGCCTTCCTTGAGCAGCTCCACGTCGTGGACTTGCTTGGATTCACCAAGACCCGCGTCGGGAAACCTGCTGACGGCGGCTACATCGTTGTGGATGAACTCTGCCGGAACACCAAGCACGTCTACACGTTTGGCGTCGGAACTGATGTCAGCTTTGAGTTGGAGTTCGCCCGACGTTATCCCGGCGCAAAGTTCACGTTGTTTGACCCCACTATCCCTGCGCTGCCGCAGGAGCACCCGGACTTCACCTTTGTGAAGCGCGGAATGCCTCAGGCGTGCCACTCTCCAGGGTTCGCTGTGGTGCCCAAGGGTAGCATTCTCAAGATGGACATCGAATGGAATGAGTGGGAGACCCTGGAGCTGATGAGTGAGGAAACCCTTTGCAAGTTCGACCAGCTCCTGATCGAGTTCCATGCGTTCTCTGTGGAGTGCCCCGGCAACAGATACACCTCGTATTTCAATGGCGTTCTGATCGACTTCAAGGAGCAGGTGGACGGCGCGTTGTTTCTCGGCTACGCGGGGGTGTTGGAGAAGCTGAACAAGCACTTCTATATATTCCATGTCCACGCCAATAACTCGCTGTCGAAACGGGTGGTTGGGAAAGCAGAACTGCCACCGCTACTTGAAGTGAGTTTCGTCCGCAAGGATTTGGTTGGTGACGTCACGGAATACACTGGCCCCTTCCCATCCCCGGCGCTGGACCACCCCAACAAGATGGACCGCCCGGACATCACCGAGTATGAAACCTTTTTGCCGGGGGCTTGGTGATGCTGAACGAAAGATCGAAACAGGTGAGGCGGGATACCATAACGCTATCCAAGGCCAACGGGGGCTACCACTTCGGCGGATGTTTCTCCTGCACAGAAATCCTGATCGCCCTCTTTGATCACGTCCTCGACAAAGGGGATCGGTTCATCCTGAGCAAAGGGCATGCGTGTTGGCCTTATTATGTGTTGCTGCGGGAGATCGGCAACAATCCCAAGCTGACCGGCCACCCAAGCCGCGACCCCAACAACGGCGTCCCATGCACCACTGGGAGCCTGGGCCACGGATTGCCGATGGCATTGGGTATGGCGCTGGCAAAGAAAGCTACGGGGCAGCCGGGTAAGGTCTACGTTCTCATGGGCGACGGCGAGTGTCAGGAGGGCACCACATGGGAGTCCTTGCTGATCGCCGCCAATATGGGCCTCGACAATCTTGTGGTGATCGTGGATTGGAACCAGATTCAAGGTAGCGGTTCCGTAGCCGCTGTTTCTCCGGCTACCACTCGATTCCCGGAGGTGCCGGAGCGGTTGGGGTGGGAGGACGCCGTGGTGGATGGGCATGACACCAACCTACTCCGCGCCGCGCTCTTGAATTGCTGCGTGATGATTAATGTTACCGCGCTGGCCGATCCAGAGAAAGTCTATAAGGAAGGTACCGCCAAGGAACAGAAAGCACCGCGTATCATCTTCGCCCAGACCGTGAAGGGCAAAGGGGTGTCGTTCATGGAGAACAGCCCGGCGTGGCATGCGAAATGGCTTGACGATGGTTTTGAGAGACAGGCGCGGGAGGAACTGGCATGAGACGAACTTTCGGAAAAGTGCTGGTTCAGTTGGCGCGGAAAGACCCCCGCATTGTGTTGCTGATCGCCGATGTCTACCAGGAAATGGATGGCTTTGTACTTGAGTTTCCTGGCCGCATCTTCAACGTGGGGTTGTGTGAGCAGACCATGATCGGGATGGCAGCGGGAATGGCGATTGAAGGGCTCCGGCCCGTTGTCTACACGCTGACCCCTTTCCTCTTAGAGCGCCCTTTCGAGCAGGTGAAGCTTGACGTTGACGAACAGAATCTGCCGGTAATGCTGGTGGGCAACGCCGATTACCCGACCCATGGCCCTACCCACCGCGCCCTCAACGCTGAAGGATTGGTGGGTTTGCTCAAGAACACCGTCGGCTATTTCCCCAGGAACAGCGCGGAGACAGAGAAGGCGATGTTGGACGCCTATTTGATGGGTGCCCCCGCTGTGATCTGCCTCCAGAATGATAGGATGCCGACGATATGAAGAAGACCGTGCTGATAACAGGGGCCAGTCGAGGATTGGGCAGAGAACTCGCCCACCACTTCCTCAAGAAGGGCTGGTGTGTCCTAGTTACGGCGCGGGATCACGGCGCCATTGCGGAATTGATTGCGGAAGGTGCCCATGGAGTATGGGGCAGCATTACAACTGAGTTTACGCGCGGCGAGCTTGTGGACATGGTGGGGCAGTATGGGGTGGACTTGCTGATCCACAACGCAGGCACCCGGCCAGACGCCGTTTTCATGGAGACCGATGACAAGCAGCTCTCCGCAACCATTATTACGAACCTCATGGCCCCCATCCTGCTGACAAAGAGGCTGTGGGGTGCGTTGAAAGCCACGTCAGGGATGATTGTTTTCATTAACTCGCTGGCGGGGAAGTGCGCGGGAAGAAATGAAGCGGTTTACGCTGCCAGCAAGTACGGTTTGCGCGGCTTTGCGGAGTCCCTCCAGTATGATGCCGTCAAGGATGGTCTCCGGGTGCTCTCCGTATTTCCTGGGGCGATGAAGACGGCGATGTGTAACCACCGGGAAGACTACGACAAATTGATCGACCCAGAAGAAGTAGCGACCACGATTTATCAACTATGCGCGGATCGTCCGAGCCTTCGGGTGACGGAAGTGGATTTGTGTCGGAGGCAGTACTAATGGAACAATGCGTTTGCGGTAGCAGCAAAGGGACGGCGTCAAAGCATGTGTTCTATGAGGTCACAGCTGAAGGCCAGACCCACCGGAGTCGGTCCAAGATGAGCGTTATCACCTGCGATAGTTGCGGGGTGGTTCGCCGGGACGTCGGCATGGACGACAAAGCCTTCCAAGAGTTCTACGAGCAGTACCAGCCCACCGGAGAAGCATATGTTGGTAAGACCTACGAGCACGACCGAGCGCTGGCTGTCAAGCGTTGCGACTCCTACGGGTTCGGAGTCGGCGGCGACCTCAAGATTCTGGATGTAGGGGCAGGCAGCGGGGCCTTTGTGGATGAGTGCCGGGCGCGGGGATACAATGCCTTTGGTTGCGAGGTCGCCGATTACTCCTACGCCCAGGGCCGGGATTCCATTTACAAGGGAAAGTTTGAGGACATCCACTTCCCCACCGATCACTTCGACCGCGTCACCTGCCACGACGTCTTGGAGCACGCCCCGGACCCCTTGGCGTTTGCGGCGGAGTTGTTTCGCGCCACGAAGCAGGGCGGTGTCGCGGTGATTGATTTCCCGAACTTTGAGACCGGGGCCGGGGAACACCACTGGAAGGAAGAGCACCTCTGGTATTTTACCACTGAGCAGTTGGCGGCTCTGCTGAAGCGGGTTGGGTTCGTGGTCTCTGATGTTTCCCATCCCATTGAGTCGAAAACCGTGGTGCTTTGCTTGAAGCCCACGCAGAACCGCCCCACCATCCTCGTGCCGCCGGGCATTGGTGACTCTTACTGGAGCATCATCAAGCTCCAGGCATTTTTGAAGCGGGAGAAGCTGGGGGTGCCGGATGTATTGGTGGCGTGTAACACCGAGAAGAAGCACCAAGGCCATAAGCGGGCGTTTCCTTTCCTTGAGATGTTCCCGTTCCTGAATGCAACTGGGAAGACAGTTTCCACCACTGAGCAAAAAGAGATATGGAAGGAAGCCTATGGGCAGGAAGGTCGGACCATCTTCAAGGATGTGATGGGGTGCGACTACTTCATTTCATATAACGGCCACCTCCGCGTCGGTGCTCAGATGGAAGAGCTTGACCCGGACCTCGACACGGATTGGGTGCCGCCGATGTTCGTGTCGTTGGAGCAGCAGCGATATCAGGAGGACTGTCAGCAGCGGTTCGGCAAGTACATCGTCTTTTATTTCATCTTCCAGGGCACCTACACCTATTGGGTGAAGGAATTCGGAGTTGACCGGCTCATCGACTTCATCAAGCAGACCGTGCGTAAGACCGGGGCGAAGGCGGTGTTCGCCGGGGCACGCTGGGACGCCGAGGAAAATGTACTGAATCAGTTAAAGCGGGAGATCCCGGATTGCATTGACCTCGTCGGCAAAACCAATGTGGCGCAGCTCTTTGGGTTGCTGAAAGGTTCGGAGTTGGTGGTAGGGTATCCCTCCGGCCTCTCCATCATGTCCACGGTGCTCGGCGCCAAGACGCTGATCATCTGGAACAAGTTCTACAATCGAGAGTTCGCCTGGTATGCCTGCCCCCCGAAGACGCGTGGCACCACATATTTCATCGAGGACACCGAGGGGCTGGAAGTCAATGCGTTAGTGAAGATGGCGGTGGACATCGTGGAGATCGGGAAGCCAGTGGCGAAACCCCGTGCCATCCTGGCGATTCCCCAGGCACCGAAGCCCAATTTGCGGCGTCCCAGACAGAAACCCTCAGGAATAGGCCGGGAAGGCACCGCTACGACGTTTAGGCGGAATCCCGGCGTTACCCCCGCCGCGCCGATAAACGCCCAAATGCTGACGGGTTCTGCCCCATTGACTGTGGTCTGTGTGCTGAAGTCGGGGGGATGCTATACCGGGCAGTACGTCGAGGCGATGCGGAATATGGTGGCACGGAATCTCACGGTTCCCCATCGGTTCATGTGCCTTACCGATATGGGGGCGTTACCCGGCAGTGAGAAGCTCCAACATGGGATGCCGGGGTGGTGGTCGAAGCTAGAGCTGTTCCGAGTGAAAGGTCCGGTCCTCTACTTCGACCTCGACACCGTGATTGTAGGCAACTTGGACCGCCTGGGGCGCATGGCTATGGCGATGCCGGAGAACACGATGCGGATGCTCACCCCGTTCAATGCGAAGCGGAGGCAGGCGGGCGAGTGGGCGTCTGGCGTTATGGCTTGGCACGGTGACTTCCGGTATCTGCTCGAAGACGCTCCCACCAACCTGCAAGACGCCTTCTACAGCGGTTGGGATCAAGTCTACATCTTCCAGTCGTTGTTGAAACATGGGGTCTCGATTTCGGCGGTGAATGAAGACGCCTCAATTTATAGCTACAAGCGGCACTGCCAAGGCGGCGTGCCGAAAGGGGCGGAAGTCATCTGTTTCCACGGCAACGCCCGACCGCATATCGCACGGGAGCCTTGGGTGCGGGAGAACTGGAGGTAGAGCCATGGAACGAATAATTTTGAATAACCGCCTCCTTTGTTGGTGGAGAACTAAGCTAGAGGTTCGCGCGGAAGCCAAAAAGATTTTGGTGAAACAAGCCGACGAAAAAGCCGTGAAAGCAAAATATTATGCCGCCGCAAAACTTTTTAATGATCTGCATTGTCATACGGGAGATGATTTGTGGATGTGCCCTGAGTGTAATAAGGTCCACTGTCAAGACGCAGAACAAACGAAAATATGGTGTTGGTTGACAGGGGTGCATTATCCGAAGTGCTGTCGTTTCGGGGCGGGCCATCGGTTATTTTACGAATTATATGCAACTACCGGCAACCAAAAGAAGGGGTAATTATGAAGCAACCCATCTTGATAACAGGTTGTGCTCGCTCTGGAACGTCTTTGACAGCAGGAATCATTCATATCTGCGGAGCGTTTGGTGGCGAGACCTGTGGCCCTACCTCAGCGAATAAGCGCGGCCAGTTCGAGAACACCGAGGTGCGGAATGCTGTCACCAAGCCTTACCTGCGGAGCATCGGTTGTGACGAGATGGGCCAGCGCCCGCTCCCTTCCACGCATCAAGTGTTCAATGTCACTGAGGACCAAGGAGTTGAGAGACGTGAGAAAGTATTGGAGATAATGACGCGACAGGGCCTCAAGCAGGACGCCATCTGGTTCATCAAGGAAGCGAAGGCGTGTCTGACGTGGCGGCTTTGGTCGCTGGCCTTTCCCGGTGCCAAATGGGTTATTGTCCGCCGGGAACCCAACGATATCGCTCGGAGCTGCCTGCAAACTCATTTTATGCGGGCCTACCGGGACGTGTTGGGGTGGCTGCGTTGGGTGGAAACCCATGAGAAGAGATTCGCTCAGATGAAGACGGCTGGCCTCGACGTGCGGGAGGTATGGCCGTCAAGGATCGTTGCAGGCGATCTCAGCGAGATTCAGGATGTGGTGGGGTGGTTGGGCCTCACCTGGCAGGAAAACCTCGTCAGGGCGTTTGTATCGCCTGATTTGTGGGGGTCGAAATAATGGCGAATCGAATCACAGTCGCAGAGCTGGAAGAAATCATTGACATCGACTCCTCGCTCACCGACGCAAGGATTACTGTATTCATCACGCAAGCCAATTTGATGGTGTCAGCGGCGTTCAGCGGAGATACCACGGTAGGTGATGCAACGCTGAAGGAGATCGAGCGCAACGTAGCCGCCCACCTCATCCGGGCGTTGATCGGCCTCCAGGAAGTCAGCGAGAAAGCCGGTGAAGTCGCCGTCACCTACGCGGGTAAGTGGGGGGAGTTCCTGAAGGGTAGCAGCTACGGGCAGATGGCGTTGATGCTGGATTCCACCGGGAAGCTGTCGAAGGTGGGGAGAGGCCGCGCAAGTTTCGGTGTCATCGACTACTCCACGGATGACGTATGAAGATCAAAAAGTTCTTGAAACAGAAGGCTGTATATTGGGGTGCCCCGACACCCAATGGTTTCGGCGGCTACAGTTATGCTGACCCCATTGAAATCCCGGTGCGGTGGACGGATAAGCAGGAGTTGTTCATCGATTACAAGGGTGAGAGCGTGTTGAGCCGGGCGCGGTTGATGCTGGATCAAGATGTGGTGGTGAAGGGGATGCTGGCACTTACCACGCTGCTCGACCTCAGTAGCAGCCAGGCTCCCAGCGACAACGCCGCCTATGAAATCCGGGCGTTTCAGAAGATGCCGGATGTCAGGGCAAAAACTTATGTCAGGCAGGTGTGGTTATGAAACTTGAGGGCATGGATAAGGTGCTGGCGAACTTGAACCGGGCTATCGCTGGGATTCAAGGGCGGACCTATGCGGGCCTTTTGAAAGCCGGGTTGTTTGTGCAAGGAGAAGCCCAGCGGGAGACCCCAGTTGATACCGGCGCTTTAAAAAGTTCGGCATACACCCAAGGCATACAGAAAGGCGAGAATCCCATAGTGGAGATTGGGTTCACCTCCGCCTACGCTCCTTTCGTCCATGAGATCAACAAGAATTATCGGGTCGGTAACTGGCAGTTTCTTCGCAACGCCTTGGCAAAAAATGACGGCAAAATCCTCGACATCATCAGGCAGGAGGCCAAGATTCCGTGAATGCCCCTAGCGTGGACATAAAAGACATGATCGTTGCGGCGGGCCTCGGCGTCTTCGCCACCAACCTATTCATCGCGTCGATGCCGGACACCCCAGACCTCTGTGTCGCCGTCTATGATATCGCGGGGTTGTCGGCGGAACTCAATTATGAGTGGCAGCTCCCAGCCGTGCAGATTCAGGTGCGTGGGGCAAGGACGGGGATTTACACCGACGCCTACAACAAGATCAACGCGATAGCCGCTCTCCTCCACGGCAAACAAGAAACCAGGGGCGGCGCCAACTACAAATTGATTCAGCAGGAAGGAGACATCAGTCACGTCAGCACAGATGAGTACCGCAGGCCATTGTTGACCACGCGGTTTCAGATTCAAAGAACAACAGCATAAAGGAGAACAGCTATGTCAGTAAATGCAATCGTAGGTAAAGGGGCGTTGTTGAAACGGGGCGACGGCGCCAGCAATGAGGTTTTCTCAACCATCGCGGAAGTCAATCGGATCGGGCTGCCCAATCAAACCCGCCCCATGATTGATCTCACCGACCTCGCCTCTGTGGCGCGGGTGTTCAAGAAAGGGTTGAAGGACGCAGGCTCCGTGGCGTTCTCCATGAACTTCACCAGGGCCTCCTATGTGGCGATGAACGCCGACCTGGACAGCGACACTAGCGTCAACTACCAGATCGTGATCCCGGACCTAGGCTCCACCACCATTGATTTCGCTGGATACGTCCATGAGATCAGCGGCGACATCCCGGACCCTGACCAGAAGATCAGCGTAGATGTCACCATGAAGATCAGCGGCGACATCACTATTACCTCGTAGACAACAACGAAACCCAACCCAACCAGCAAGGAGAACCACAATGACTGAAGAAAACAAGATCCCTGAAACCACCGCCACCGGCTTTCTCTCCAAGGAGATGATCCTTACCGCCACCGACCTCAAAACTGAGGAAGTAGAGGTGCCGGAATGGGGGGGCAGAGTCCAGGTGCGCTCTATGACCGGCGTTGATCGTGACGCCTTTGAGTCCACGCTGAACAGCCTCAAAACCGATGAAACCGGCAAGGAGGTTCAAGTGCGGAATCTGGAGAACTTCCGGGCGAGGCTCTGCGCTGCCACCATGGTCAACGCCAACGGCAAGCTGCTGTTTCCCAACCCGGAGGATGTCGTGAAACTCGGGCAGAAGAGCAGCCGCGCCTTGGATCGGGTAATGAAGGCTGCACAGAAGCTCAACGGCATCGGCGCCGAGGATGTGGAGGCGCTCACAAAAAACTGATAGCCCGGCCAGAGCGGAGGTTTTACTTCCGACTCTGCCTGGCCTTGGGCTTCTCCCACCCGGATGAGATGTTGCGCAGGTTGACGAGTAAACAAGTGGCTGAATGGCAGGCATACGCGGAACTCGAGCCATTCGGCAGCAGACATAGAGATTGGCATTTCGGGCAGATGGTTGCTGTGGTTGTCAATATGTTTGGGGCGAAAAACAAGAAAGCGTTTGGAGCCAGGGATTTTGCGAAGCCCAACCGTTTGGATTACGATAGGCGGCTCAAAGGCAACGCGGCGAAGCAGAGCGGGCAGAACATCAAGGAGTTTTTCAAGATGTTGAAGACCATGCAAAAGGAAGACAAGTAAATGGCAAACATCGGGTCTCTCACCGCGCATCTTGGAGTAGATACCACCGGTTTACGGTCGGCTGGTGCAGAATTTCAAAAGTTCCAAGCCACCACCACTGCGGGATTGACCACTATGACGCGGGCCGCCGGTCTTCTTGGCGCCGCGTTTGCATCTTTGAAAATAACCCAAGTTGTTTCTGACGCAGCAATGATGGCGGCTCGATATGAGACCCTCGGTGTGGTAATGGCTACCGTTGGGAAAAATGCTGGGTACTCTGCAGGGCAAATGGAATCCTTTGCCAAAGGGTTGCAGAAATCCGGCATCGCCATGATTGAGAGCCGGACTGTACTCACCAGGATGGCGCAAGCCCATATTGATTTGTCGAAGTCCACGGAACTCGCCAGAATTGCCCAGGACGCCGCCGTAATTGGCAACATCAATTCTTCGGAAGCATTTGAGCGGATGATCCACGGTATTCAGTCCGGTCAAATCGAAATTCTCAGAACAATCGGCATCAACGTTAATTTTCAAAACTCATATGAAAAACTTGCGATGCAGCTCGGCAAAACATCGGATGAATTGACCGAGAATGAAAAGATGCAGGCTCGCGTCAACGTGGTGATGAAAGCCGGGGAGGGCATTGCTGGCACATATGAGGCAGCAATGGGGACGGCAGGGAAGCAGATCCTTTCCATGAAACGGTATTGGGACGACTTGAAGACCTCTGCTGGCGGCGCCGTGCTTGAGGAAATGACCAAGGGTACAAAAGATGCTACTGAAGCCGTTAAAGGGTTTTCCGAGTACCTCCAACAGAATGACGTGCAGCAGAGCATAAAAGACACCGCCGCTGGTATCGCAGCGATTGCGCGGGCTTTGCTCGCCGTCACCCAGGCATCTATAAAAGCAGGGGAGATGCTAGGGTTGAATATCATCGGGAAAGCGATGGCGTTTAACCGCTCCGCCAATAAGTTTGGGCGCTCCGTTTTTGATTCTGTGGCGGGTTCCATTGATCCACAGACGGGTCTACCAGCAGGGGCACCTTCCAGTATGTCGCTGGCGCAAGGGCATGGCGTGTCAAATAGGATGATTACTTCTCTTGCGGTTGGACATTCCTCTTCTCCAGTGAAGAATGCGGAGGAGGAAATTGCTTTAACTAAAAAGCAAATGGCGGAAGCAAAGCGTCTCGCGGAGCAATGGGCGGATACGAAACGCACGCTTGAAGGCGAAATGAATCTTTCCGCACTCACCGGCCTCGATAAAACGTTGCAAGAGATCACCAACAAGGCTATCGAGTACCGCAGCAAGTTTGGGGATAAATCCGAGATCACTGTATGGGAGGAGAAGGCCAGGGCAGCGGCGGTATATACCGATGAAATGGAGCGCCTTACCACTACCATGTCGGAGCTGGATCGAGTGCAGGACGCCTACTTCATGGCCTCTATTGATGCCCTCCCGAAAGAAGCTCAGGCGGTGGCCCGGCTCACCGAGGAGTATCGAAAGAAACAATATGCCGTCCAGGACGCGCTGAAACAAGAGTTGATCACCCCGGCCACCGCTATGGCCCAAGCCCACGAGTTGGAGCTACGGCAGGCAGAGCAGAACCTTGAGATCTTGAACCAGCAGGAAGACGCTGCCTATGCCTACCAGAAGTCGCTGGAGAAACTCGGCAAAACCGGCACCACCGTCGCCGAGGATATGAAGGAAGCGTTTACCGGGTGGGCGTCGAACATGTCCAAAGATTTCAACGACGTGCTATGGGGTGCCAAGGTGACTTTCAACGGCATCTTGGAATCCTTCGGAAAGATGATCACTCAGATGATGATTCAGAAGAGCGTCGTGGAGCCACTCACCAATAATATGGGGGGCATTATTAGTGGGATAGTGGGGATGTTCAGCGGCGGCGGGGGTACTCCTGAGGCGTTCTCCCAAGTCTCCGCTTACGATTCCATGGTGGGTACTGGCGCCGAATTTTCACTTGGCTCTGAATCGATGCCATCTGTTTTCAACACCCCGTCGGCGGCAGCGGGTTACGACGTTCCGCCCGGCGTAAACCCGCTGACCCAGCTCCATGAAGAAGAAATGGTGTTGCCCGCCGAATATGCAAACGTCATCCGTGGGCTGGCCGGTGCGGGAGGCGAGAAAAGCGCGGCGGACGTAAATATTCAAATGAACCTCGTCAACCAGTCTGGGCAGCAGCTCCAAGCTAAATCCGGCGGCGTTCAATTCGACGGCAAATCATATATCGTGACGACCATCCTTGAGGACATCCAGCAGGGCGGCCCTCTTCGCGGTCTATTCTCAGGAGCACGCGCATAATGGCATTCCCTACGCTATCCACGAAGCCCATGGTGTCCCCGACTCCCCAACGGGAGGACATGGTAATCCGCGATTCTTCTGAAGCCGGTTATGAGACCACGAGACCACGCTTCACCCGGAACCGCATCACCTTCGATGTCATGCACCGGGGATGCACACAAGCCGATGTAAACGCGCTTGACGCCTATTTCATCGGGGACGCCGCCCATGGCTCCGCCATATTTTCTTGGACGCACCCTGATACTGCGGTGGCCTACAACGTGCGGTTGATGCCGTCTCCCACCTACACCCCGCAAGACCAGGGCAACCAGCGGTTTTTTGACATCACCTATAAAGTGAAGGAAGCCTGATGCTTGATCTGCCTCCCGTCATAATCAGGGCCGCGAATGGCATGGACCAGGATAGTCCGTGGTTGGCGATGCTCGACATTGCGTTGCCCGGCGGTGAGCACCTTTATTTGGTCAATAACACCGACGACGTAGTTTTCCAAAGTCAGACGTATAGTGCCTTCGCCTTCAATTACGAGCAGCAGAAGCAAACCAGCAAAGGGGAGATCCCCACTGTAACCATATCGGTGTCCAATGTCTCCCGCGTGATTCAATCCTATGTGGAGCAGTATGACGGTGGCGTCGGATCAACGGTGACACTGATTGTTGTCAACCACGCCCACCTCGCCGAGGATTACGCGGAACTTACCGCTGACTTCACGGTGTTGGGGTCGAAATGCACGGCGCAGTGGGTGTCCTTTACTCTTGGCGCCCCGAACCCTCTAAATAAGCGGTTCCCGGCATGGCAGTACATCGCATTGCATTGCCGGTTCAAGTTCAATTATCCCGCTGGCACCGGTCCATATTGTGGGTACAGCGGAACCGCCACAACGTGTTCTCGTACTTTGGACAACTGCCGAGCCCTGGGAAACTCCACTCGATTCGGTGGGCATCCCGGCCTCGATGGTCGAGGGATAAGAATCGTATGATGATCCCAGACTACACAGACCTCTTAGGGAAGCCATTCGCTTATCACGGGCGAGGCCCTGACGCTTATGATTGCTGGGGGCTGGTTCGTGAGATTTGTGGGCGCGGGGGCGTTGATTTACCTGATCATGCCAGTAGTGCGGAACCAGCAGAACAAAGTGCGGGCATTCAAGACGATGCCGCCAAGTATTATCGAAAGGTTGATTGCCCGGAGCCGCTGGATGTGATCTTATTCCAAGTGGTCCCCCGATACGTCACACATTGCGGCGTCTATGTGGGCTACGGGCGGTTCGTGCATATCACGGAAAAAACCAGCGTGGCTTGTGAGGAGCTTGCATCATTGATTTGGGTAAACAAAATCCGGGGTTTCTATCGGTTTCGTGGGGGCAACAAATGAACGTCATTACCATGACCCGCGTATATGACCCGATGAACCGTGCCAACCAGGACCGCTACACCTATGAGTACCGGGAGGCCCCTACGCTTGCGGTCCTGGTTGAGCAGGAGGCGAAACCGATTGCAGGCGACCTAGTGAGCTTTGCCGTCTCTGTGAACGGCATCGAGGTTTTGCCGGAGCTGTGGGCAACCACCTTTGTACGTCCCGGCCAGGAAGTCGTGATTATGCCGGTGATCCATGGCGGTGGTGACGGCGGAAAGAATCCGCTCCGCACCATTTTGATGGTCGTGGTTGCAGTTGTTGCAACATATGTGACTGGGGGAGGTGCTGCCGCTGCTGGGGGGTGGTTTGCTGCGGGGAGTACCTCTGCTTATGTCGCTGGGGCGTTGGTTATGGCTGCGGGGTCCATGCTGGTAAATGCTATTGCACCATTAGCAACTCCACAGACCCCGGCCTTAAACGGCTCCAGCGGCACAGACCAATCGAATGCCTACTCATGGAATCCGCAGACCACCCAGCAACAAGGTACTACAATGCCTCGGCACTACGGCACCTGTAAAATCACTGGTAACGTCATCGGAGCCTACCGGGAGGCGGTCGGTAAAGACCAATATGTCAATGTCTTGATCTCCCTCAGCGATGGTCCGCTGGAAAGAATATATGACCTCAAGATAAACGGCCAGCCACTCGCCAATTATCGGGGTGTCACAGTGCATTCCAGGTTGGGGCATCTGAACCAAACAGTAATTCCTGGATTTGGGGATACTAAGATCGAATACCCGATGGCGACGAAGGTTGTCGCTGGATCGCCGGTCTCCTACACAACTATCGGCGATAACTTCGGGAAACTGGAGGTTGAGGTCACTTTCCCCAATGGCCTCTATTATTATGATGACACCGGCAACATTGTCGCAAACTCCGTCAACTATAGTATTGAGATACTAGGCCCTGGATGGGGGGCTTGGGTGTCAATAACAAAACAAGGCCTGACCTATCAAAATGGGCACTATGATGGTCAGTGGTCCCGTGGGTATTGGGTCACGGGTACAGATGATCCATATAATACCCAGGGAGGCCCATGGCAAGAAGTAGAGGTAGGGTCGTCCGTTGCAACGGATCATTATGAAGGTGAAGAAGGCGCCGACCTGACAACATGGCGTTGGATTGACGCCTCATGGGAAGAAACCATTAGCACTACCGTAGACTATGTCACGGCGTCCGCAGCCCAGCAGCAAGTTTTGCGGTACAACCACGCCGTCGAAAACCTTACTGCTGGTAGATATGGGATACGGGTTACTAACTTGTCAGCAGATCAAACGGATTCCCGCTACGGGGATGATCTCTATCTTTCAACTGTACGGGAAGTAGTCCTCGATGATTTTACATATCCGGGGGAGGCTCTTGTCGGGCTACGCGCATTGGCTACCGATCAAATTTCGGGTGGCTTTTCGTTCGAATGCAAAACCTCTGGGGTTTTGTGTCGAGTTTATCGTGACGGAGCATGGCATGTTGAGACTACTAACAATCCGGCATGGGTTTGCTATGATATCCTTACCCAACCGATTTTCAACACTGCTTATGTGGCGCGGGGCAGTTGTTCTTTGGTTGGTGATGTTCCGAGTAAGTTGACAGGTGTAGCGATTTGGGACAGCGATGTCTATAGTACTGTCTCTTCTCCGAATGCCGCTTATTGCCGGTGTACCATTCCGCAGACAAATAAGCGCCTTATGTTTGGTCTCAATGTAGATCCACTAACTAGCCAGGGCTACGCCTCCATTGATTATGCTTGGTATTGTCTCCATACTGGAGCTTTGCAAATTTGGGAGTCCGGCGTAAATCAGGGCACATTCGGAACCTACACCACTTCAACCGTTCTCCATATCTCTTATGAAGGATCAACGATTAAATATTGGGCCGATGGAGTGGTTATTCGCACCGTAGCAACTACAGCCGGGAGAACCTTTTATTTTGACAGCTCCTTCTACGATGTCGGCGGCTCCCTAAGTGCGATTGAATTTGGCCCCACCCTTGATAATAATTACCGTGCCCACGATCCCTCCAAGTTGGATTTGACACGATGGCTGGAATGGGCTGACTACTGCGATGATCTCGTCCCAGATGGAAATGGCGGCACGGAGAAACGGCTGACTTGGGATGGTTCCTTCGATTCCTCACAGGCGATGTGGGATGCCGCACTAACGGTTGCAGCACTTGGCAGGGCCACCCCTTACTGGCGCGGGAACACGATCACTGTAGCGATTGATAAAGCGTCCACCTCTGCTTTCTTGATCTCGGTTGGCAATATCGGACTTGATTCATTTGAAGAGGTGTTCTTAAATCTTGATGGTCGTGCCGGTTCGGTTGAAGCTGACTTCCTTAATCTTGACGCTGATCTCACCCGCGACAAGATCACCGTTGTAAACTATGACGCCCCCGATGATTGGGGGGCAGCTACGGCAGCTCTTCAAGGTGAGATCAGACCGAGCGGGGCATACCGTCACTGCAAATTCAAGCTGGCGAGAACGCAAGCCCTTACTCGTATCGTCACGGTTTCGATGTCCACGGATTCCATCGCTTTCACACTTGGGGACGTTGGAAACGTCCAGCACGACGTCCCACGATGGGGTGAAGGGGGGCGGTTGGTTGCTGCTACCACTACCTCAGTCACGCTTGATAAAGAGGTGACAATTGCTGCCGACACCACCTATGCCGTAATGGTCAGGTATCTGGATAACACCGTGGCGGAGCGAACCATCAACAATGCCGTTGGCGTGGCCACTGTGTTGACTTTCTCGACTCCGCTTTCCGCGACTCCAGACGTTTACGATATCTGGGCTTTCGGGGAAGTCGGCACCTATGTCAAACCGATGCGAGTGATAGGCATCACTCCAAATGGTGACCTAAAAAGAACCATTGTGCTTGAGGACTACAACGCAAGCCTCTACACCATTGATGACAATCTACCACTTTTGCAAACTTATAATTATAGCCGTGTCGTGGCTTTGGAGTCCGTTACGAATTTAGTTTTATCGGAGCGGTTGGTACTGGCAAAAGGAACGTTATCAACCTTTCTCGTCGCTACTTGGGGCCGGCCTTCTATTGCCGGGACAACACAACGCCTGGAGATTCTCGCGGGTCAGGCAGGACAACCGTTAACCAGCAAGGCCGTAATTTTCCCCACCGTAAATTCATTTGAAATCCCTGTTATTGATGGGGAGACGTGGCAAGTCGTAGTCCGGGCATCAAATGGGGTTCAATGGCAATCAATTTCAGCGGCGGCTTCTGCGACAAAATTAATTGTTGGAAAACTGGCGGTGCCGGAGGATGTCGTGAATCTCAGGGCAGCGCCCACCACCTTCGGCGGACTAATTCTTACTTGGGACGCCGTTTCTGATCTTGATATCGCCCATTACACCTTACGTTACTCCTCTTTATTGACGGGGGCTATTTGGGAAAATTCAGTAGCCCTAGCCGAGATAAATGCCACAACCACCACCATTCCGGCTGCACTTGATGGCTATTATTTGATTAAAGCCGTGGATACAGGCGGTCGGGAAAGCGTTAACGCAACAATGTTAATTACATCAATTCCCTCACTTATTGCCTTTAATGCAGTTGAGGAAGTGAATGATGGCGTTACTTGGCCCGGTACAAAAACCAACACATATACCGCAAACGACAAGCTGTATCTTGATGTGGCTGGGGTATGGGAGGACATCGCAGATTTTGACGCCATAGAAAATATCGACGGCTATGGCGGCGTACTGCCAGAAGGATTTTATGAGTGCGCAGAAATTGTTGATCTTGGGACAATTCAAACGGCTAGATGCGGGATGTCTGTTGATTTCGATGGAATTGACACATCCGCGTTATGGGATGACATCTTAGATTTCGATGCGGTGGCAGAATTGAATGGGCTTGTCCCAGGTGTTGGAGTGCAGCCGCAGATAGCGATAAGTGATGACGACATCACCTACTCTGATTGGTCTGCGTTTGTTGCCGGAGATTACACGGCACAATATTTCAAGTTCCGCCTACGGCTGTATACCACAAACCCGACTAATTATCCAGAGGTGACCCAGTTCGTTGTCTCAGTTGATATGCCTGATCGGGCGGAGCGTGCGAAGAATGTAAGCATTGACGCCGCTGGAACCGCGATAACATTTAGTCAGGAGTACATGACACCCCCCATAGTAAGGGCGACAATCAACGACGCAGTGAGTGGAGACACCTATAAAACAACATCGGTCACGGAGACAGGGTTCACAATACAAATTCTCAATGGCGGTGTCGGGGTTGCTCGTTCCGTTGATTGGCAATCAGTAGGATATTAAAGGAGAAAACAATGAGCCAACACGATTATGATATTGCAGTAGGGGATGCCAATACAGGCCCAACTATGCGGGCCGCCATCAACGGTGCGTTGCGGGCGTTGGCCTCAAACAACTTGGGTGCAACAGTCCCTTCGACCACCTATGCCGGGATGTGGTGGGGGGATACGACCTCTGATACGTTGTGGCAGAGAAATGCGGCTAATAATGCATGGATTGATAAGGGGCAATTATCAGTTGCTATCAGGATCGGAGTAGCCACTGGAAACATCCCACTGGTGAACCAATCCATCACCGCAACCACTAGAGCCGCAACTACAACGTTCGCCACATCCCTTAACCACACCTTGTCTGACACTGATGCGGATATCGCCGCGTTCAACGGTGTGGCGGGGGTCACTTACCATTGCCGGGCTTTAGGGACTGGAGAGATCACGCAATCGGCGGGACTTGATATTTTGCAAAGTGGGGCGAGTATTGAGACAGCAGCAGATGACACGTTTGATGTATATATGCTTACAACCACAACTTGCGAGATCAGGAATTTTCAGCGGGCAAGCGGCGAGGCGTTATCTGGTGGAGCCTTGGTAACCAGCACAGGCATAAGTATCAATGCGTATGGTAGTGGGGTTTGGGGCGATGTTGCCAGTATCACGCTTGACCCCGGAACTTGGGATGTTTCTTGCATGTGTAATTGCAATATGAATGGGGCGACCATGGTGGGGCAAGCATTTATTTGCGGGATCGGCACTGCCTCTGGGACAGCTACAACTGGACTGGTGGCAGGGGATACAATGGCAAGTGCTCCACCACCAGCCGCCGGTTATTCAACGTCTGGTAGCGTTATATCCAAAGAGTACACAGTGACAGTAGAAACCACGCTATACCTAAAGGCCGTTACTTACTACTCTGCTGGAAATCCTTTATTTTCCGGTAGAATCCGGGCAAGAAAAATCAGCTAATTAAGGAGTTGAAATGAGTGTAAACGACAATCATTGGGAGTGCCGGAGCGGGATAATCACCATGCAGAAACCACAGGCTGGACCAAATCCAATCTTAAG